ATTCAACAGAATCAGTCATGTCTGTTATGAATGGGAAACCAGGAGTAGCATTTGCTGGTGAAATCAATTCTAAAATCAATAGTGGTTTATCACAACTCAATCAAGCAACAAATGGTGTTCTAGGTGGTTTAACATCTACTATATCTAAAGGACTGAATGGGGCGGTTTCTGGTATTGAAAGTGGAATAAACAATCTTTTTGGTGATAAAAATGTTCAGTTGTCTGGTGATTCAGCATCAACACAAAAAATTATTGATACTTCAATAAAGAAGATTACCGGTGGCAGTAGAAGATTCGATGCATTGAAAAGAACAGAATTGACTTCTGATGCCATTGCATTGTATATGCCAGACACTTTAGTTTTTAATTCACAACAAATGTATAGTGATTTGACTCCAGGTACTGAAAGTGTTGGTCAAGTTGTTCAAGCTATGGCAGATTTTTTTAAAGAAGGTAGTACCGATTTTACATCTGCTTTTATCAAAGGTGCAAAAATACTTGCAGATAAACAATCACAGAGACTTGGCCAAACTGGCACATTAGCAGTTTATGGTGCAACTGGTGTTGTTACCAATCCAATGTTAGAATTAATCTATCAATCACCATCATTCAGAACATTTGACTTTGATTTTATGTTTTATCCAAGAGATGAAAAAGAAGCCTTAGAATCTCAAAGAATTATTGAACGATTAAAGTTTCATCAAGCACCAGAATTTTCTGATACATTTGGTGTTGGATTTTTAATTCCACCATCAGAATTCGATATCAAATTTTATTATGGTGGTAGGGAAAATCCAAATATTCCACAAATTGCTACTTGTGTGTTAACTGCGATAGATATCAACTATGCACCACAAGGTTTTTCTGCATATGAAGTTCCAAATGAAAATTTTCCATCTTTAGGTAGAACTGGTATGCCAGTTGCTATTCAGTTGACATTACGATTCAAAGAAGTTACATATCTTACAAAAGAAGACTTTAAAGAATCTGATGGCATTGCTAAACCTACTTTGGGTAGAAACTAACATGGCAAAATATTTTAATTATTTCCCAAAGACATTTTATACAAGTAGTAATACAACTACTGGTCTTGATTCAGTAACAAACATTATTGCTAGATTTGGTTTTGAAAGCACACTAAAAGAAAGTTCTTCTGCCTTTTATCAATATCAAATACAAGAATCTGATACACCAGAAATTATTGCACACAAATATTATGACAATTCAGAAAGACATTGGATTGTATTGTTGTTTAATGATATTATTGATCCACAATTTGATTGGCCTTTGCCATATCAAACATTTATCAGTTATGTTGATACAAAATATACAGCAAATGGGGCTGCAAATACAACTGTTCAAACTGGACTTGCTTGGGCAATGAGTACCAACAATGTTCATTCTTACTATAAGATTATTAAAAGAACGGCAGAAAATGGAACAGAGATTGAAGAAACTGTTCAGGTAGATGCAAATACATATGCCAATGTTGCTGCAACTACTGTTTCATACACATTGCAAAATGGTGATGTAATTACACAAAAAACCTCAAAAGAAAAAAAGACTTATTACGAACACGAACAAGAAACTAATGAATCAAAAAGAACAATAAAATTGCTTAAAAAAGAATTTGTTCCAGAAATTGAAAAAGAATTTAAGAGAGTAATTAAAATATAATGGAAATTAAAGCACAGAAATCAACTCAATTCAAAATAAATGAGTTGGTGATTGTAACTAAGGCTGGCAAAATTGATATTTCTTCTATGTATGAAGAGATTAATATTTTTGATTCCATGCTTGTTTCGATAATGAGTGGTAATATATTAATCAGAGATTCTGTTGGTTTGTCTGGTAAATTATTGTTTGATGGTTCAGAATCGATATTGATAGACATATCGAAGTTTGCTGGGTCTGATATTGCTTCGTTTAAGAAAGCGTATAGAATATACAAACAATCTGGCAGAACAACTGATAAACCAGGTAGTGAAATTTATCTTTTGCATTTTGTATCTGACGAGTTATTCTATTCAGACCAATACAAAGTTAATCAATCATATGAATTGAAGTATTCTGATATTGTAAAAAAGATTTTACAAGATTACCTAAAAGTGTCTGATAACAATTTAGGTGGAATTTATTCCCCATCGTCTGGTGTAAAAGATATTGTCATACCAAATTTAAGTCCACTAGATGCTATTGAATGGTGTTCGAAGAGAGCGGTTGATGTAAATCGTTCGCCAAATTTTATGTTCTTTCAAAACATAACTGGTTATAATTTTGCCTCTCTTTCGAAACTATTAAGTGAAAAAGAAATTCTCGATATTAATTTTGAAACAAAAAATTCGAAAAAAAATAATCCATTAGATGAGATAAGTTCTGCAAGAAGTTTTGAAGTATTGACTACTGCAAATTTAATTGACAACACAAGGTCTGGTGTAAATGCTGGTACATTTATTGGATTTGATCCATTAACAAGAACAATTGCTTCAAAAAGAATATCATACGGCGACCATTACAGTTCAATGTCACATGGTAATGAAACACCAAATTTTACACCAATCTTAAACAGAGATGGTCAAAACAATTTAGAAACATTTGGTTCAAGAAAATCTTTTGCCTTTTTTTCTGCAAGTAGAAAATATAGTGAATACATTAAAAAATACGACCCAACTTCTCTTTCTAAAGAAGAGAATATTGAAGACTTCTTATTTCAAAGAAAAGCAATTATTAAAAATTTAATGGCAAAAAGATTGAAAATTGTAATGCCAGGAAACTTTCAATTGACTTCAGGATTTAATGTGATTGTCAATGCACCAACATTTGGTCAAAGACAAAAGGGTGAAGATGAACAAGATAAAAGTGTTAGTGGAAAATATGTAATTGTTGCTTCCAGACAGGTCATTGGATTTGAAAAACACGAAACGATAATTGAAGTTGCTTCGAGTTCTTCTAATAATGATTTTATACCATCAAGTAGTTATTCGCAAGTAGAAGAGATAATGGATTATTAATATGAGAGATGAATCAGAATCTATTGATTTTGCTGGTAAAGCAGGATTTATTTGGTGGGTTGGTGTAATTGAAGATAGAAAAGACCCAATAAAATTAGGTCGTTGTCGTGTTCGATGTGTCAGTTGGCACTCTGATAATAAGATGCAGTTGCCAACAGAAAAACTACCTTGGGCAACATCAATCAACCCATCTAATAACACAAACACTTATCCGCCAAAAGAGGGCGATATGGTGTTTGGATTTTTTGCCGATGGTGAAAACGCACAAGAACCTATTATACTTGGTACATTTCCTGGCATAGCATTAAAAGAAGCAAATAGACAAAATTCATTTAATGATCCAAGAACAGATAGTGAACTACAATCTGCACCAAGAACACCAAAAAATAAAACTTATAATACCAATGGTTCTGGAATAACAATAGAAGAAAAAACTCAAGCAGAATCTTATCCAAGAATTCTTGACGAACCATCAACATCAAGAATTGCAAGAAATGATAGTGAATCTATTTCAAAAACTTTTATCAATGAAAGAAAAACAAATAGAGTATCTTCTGTGCCAACAGCAACTTCGAGTTGGAGTGAGCCGGAAACAAAATATGATACCAAATATCCATACAACAATGTTATGGAAACAGAATCTGGTCACTTACTAGAATTTGATGATACCTATAATAAAGAACGAATTCATATTGCTCATAGAAATGGTAGTTTTATTGAATGGTTTCCTGATGGTACTAGAGTAGAAAAAATCACTAAAGATAACTACTCTATTGTAATGAAAGATGACAATGTTTACATTATGGGTAAGTGCAACATTACTGTGCAAGGCAATGCAGAAGTTTATGTTAAAGAAAATGCATATGTCAAAGTCGATAAGAATGTTGAGATGACAGTTGGTGGTGATGTTACCGCTTCTGTTGGTGGTGATGTTACTGCAACTGCATCATCATTTATATTGAATGGACCAACTACAATAAACGGAACATTACATGTGACAGGTGGCATTTCTGGTGATTCTGGTAGTTCAATTACAGGTTCAATTTCTGCAACTGGTGATATAACCGGAGGTTCTATTAGTCTGCAAAACCATACTCATACCGATACAGCTGGTCTTGGTGCGGGAACAACTTCTCCCCCAAATTGAGGATAAATAGAACATGGCTCAAGTAAACATAGAAAGCACAAGAACTTTTAGAGATTTGGATTTGAATTTTGACATTCATCCAATTACTAAAGATGTCAATACTTACAAAAATGAGTATGCTATCATTAATTCTGTAAAGAATCTTGTTTTAACAAATCACTACGAAAGACCGTTTAGGCCAGAAATTGGTAGTAGTATTCGCAGACTTTTGTTTGAGAATATTGATTCAATTGTAGCTGCTCAATTAGAAAGAGCTGTTACCGAAACAGTAAATAATTTTGAACCAAGAGCTAAAATAAGCAAAGTTGTTGCAGTAGCGGACTTTGACAACAATGGATATAAAATGCAACTTGAATTTTTTATTATCAATTCAACAAGTCCAATAACAATCAATTTTTTCCTAGAACGGATTAGATAATATGGCAGACCGTTTAAGAGTTACCGAACTTGATTTCGATACAATCAAGTCAAATTTAAAAACTTTTTTAAATCAACAATCACAATTTACCGACTATGACTTTGAAGGTTCTGGTCTTTCTGTTCTATTGGATTTGTTGGCATATAACACTCACTACAATGCTTACTATTTGAATATGGTGGCAAATGAGTCATTTTTAGATACCGCTTTGTTGCGTGATTCTGTTGTCTCACATGCAAAAACTTTAGGTTATATTCCACACTCAACAAGAGCACCAATCGCTAGAATTAATCTTACAGCAAACTCTGCAACAAGCACTTCTGGCACACTAACTCTTCCAGTTGGATTTAATTTCTTATCAAATCAAATCGATAGTAAATCTTACAACTTTGTTGTGTTAAATGAAACTACCGCAACAAAAGCAAACAGTTCTTATTATTTTGAAAACTTGGACATATATGAAGGTCAATTTGCCACATATAGTTACATTCAAAACAATTCAACAAATCCAAAACAAATCTTTACTTTACAAGATTCAAACATTGATACCACTACACTTAAAGTAGTTGTATCACCATCAACGACAACCACAGAAACAACAACATATAGTAAAGTTTCTGAAAT